CCTAGATGAAAAAGCACGTATTTAAAATTGGGTATATCAAGTATTTCGATCATGCCGACATGATTAGCGAAACGCTCTTTATAACGATTATGGAAACCACCTTCCTTACGAAAACCTAGTTTATATGTACCTTCAGGAATACAGGTTTCCCCATATACTTTAACTTCTTGATACTGATCTTCTAAGGTGTAGCACTCGAAAACACCGTCAATAAATAACATACCATTAACAGCGTCTTCGCCGAATTGAACTCGGACTAACTGTAATTTCATTATTCAGGTTTTGGGTTATCTGCTTTAACTTGGGCTATGTGATCTTTCCAAGTAGTAGTACCGTTAATAGCGTCTTTATATTGCATATCCAATTGATCGCCAATAGATCCATAAGCTACTTGTCTTGCAGTAATATAATCATATTGGTAAGCGTCCCAATAGGCGTTAGCTCTACGAGTAATTAAATCTGCGTATTCTTCTTCAGTACACTCTCTAACTTCACTACCTATTTGAATATTACAAGGCTTTTCTGCCTCTATTTCATCAGTAGCTTGTGTTATAAAGTCGTCTAATGTTTTCGCCATACTTTTATCCTTTCTTATTTATTTTATACCGTATAAAGTCATTTCGCCTGTATATAATTGTCCGGAATTTTCCCTTAATAGTATTCCGTCAGACGCACTTGCATTTTTTACAACACAAGCATTTAATGGGGCATAATAACCTTGTTGCCCATTACTTTCTGCAACACCTGATAAATACATATAATCATATTTAGTAGCGTCTGCAAAATTAGTTAGATATAAGTAAAAAAATGCAGTTTCTTGATTATACAAATTTCCACCTGTCATATTGTTCCATATTTGAAACTGAGTAGAACTAGTTGTAGCTCTATTTAATATAGAAGTTGTATCTGATCTTAAATTATAACCAACGCACTCATAGTCAGAACTTGTATGTGCAGTTCCACTTTTAGTAACTTGTATATTCATTTGAGTATTATAGTTAGAGCCAATATTTGTTCCTATAAGTACATACCTTTCAAAACTATCGTCAATTCCTGTTAATTTAACTTCGGCATTACTTGTACTACCATTACTAACTGTATCAATTGCAACTAAACTAGACATTATCTAAAAACTCGCTTTCATCAAAATTATATTCATAAATTGTTAAATTACCTTCTGCACAAGTAAAACCATTAAAAGTAATTTTAAATCCGTCGTGTTTTCTAACTATAAGTTTTGTCCAAAATTGTTCATCTCCACGATAACCAGTACCGTCAACGTGTCCTATAGATTGTGAAAAATAACTATCTGTCATAGCGTGTGGTGCATTTTTATAATGTAACATAAAACCTGCACTTTCAACCGCTGAATTACCACAATAAATAACACTACCACCATTACCACTTGTAGTATCAGACTGAACTGTTAAACTAGCCAAACCGTGTTGGGCAACTTGCGCACCTCTTTGATAAGTTCCAGTAGTATCATCATTACCACTATATCTTAAAACTAATAACATAGCAGATCCTGTTGTATTGTAATAAAAACTATCCCCAACAATTAAATATTGTTTTGAACTTTTAAAAATTCCGTCTTGTGTTACTGAAGTCAAACCTGAACAATCAATAGTTTTTATTTTTTTTAATGTTTGTTTAAATGCACCCATTACCCATACCCATAAATTTTAATTTTTCCACTTTCAATATTTCCACTACTAAAAAATATTTTTATACCGTCAACTAAACTAGCTTGTGGTAATTCGCCCCAAACTTGATATCCAACTAAAGCACCTGAAGAATTAATCGCAAAACCTTTATGTAAAAAATTAGTTTGTCTTGTACTATCTTTAGCGTGAAAAATATACATATTTCCATTATATTCTTCGTTAGTAGCGTTACCACACTCTTTTAATTCTATTCCAGTATCATTAGTGCTATGATTAAAAGCAACTGTATTAGAGCTATTTTGTGAATAAGTTGCCCTATCGTAAACTGCGCCTGTCTGTAAAGAGCCATTTTCATAAAATTGCATACGCAAACTATCATTATCGTTTTGTGGTTTTAAAGATATAAATTGAACATCTAATAATGTAGCTTGGTTTAAACCTGCTTGAATACTTACACTAGCAACACTTGAAGTAATTTCTGTTCCTGTAATTAAAAATTTACCTTTTTTAGTTGGTAAATAATTATTTGCTTGTCCGTGTCCTAATTCTTCAAAAGATAAAACGCTACTACCGTCTTGATTGCTTAAATTAGTAGGGTTACCTATTTGTCCATTAATAGCCATAATTTATCCTTTAGGTAATTTCTACTGTACTTAAAAATGCTTCAAGATAGCCACTTGCTTGTCCACCTGTTAAATCAATTTTGTCGCCATTTTCTAAATTTATTTTAGAATTTCCTGCGAGTTCAACTGCACCACCAACTGGAACTGTCATTTCAAAAGCAACTCTGGAATTTCCACTTGTGCCGTCAATAACATCAGCAGTAATTGTATCATTAGAAGTATTAATGTTAGTAATTCTTAATGAATAAACAACACTTGCACCACCTGAACTATTTGTGTAAATAGTTTGTGCTGATGAAGTGACATCTAAATAAGCGTTTTTGTATGCCTCAGCCATAATTTACCTTTCTATCCTAAAGCCAATATTAAACCAATGGAAGTTCCACCACCACTAGCAATTTGACTAGGATTAACTTTTTTAACTGTTCCGTCAGAAACATCTTCTAATATTAATAAGTCATTTGCAACATCTACACTAATTGCTGTTCCGTCAGTAAGTTGGCTAGGATCAATAGTCAAAGTTGAACTAAAAGCACCAGTTGACGCAGTTGATCCGCCCGCAAGTCCTGAAGTTGCAGAAGTTGTGATCGTAACACCTGTAATATCGCCTTCCCCGATAAAGCTAGCCCAACTAGATCCATTATAAAAAGTTAAAGTATTTGTATCTTTTAAATATGCAAACATACCTTCTTCAGGCGATGAAACTGCACTATCTCTAGCTGTACTGTCATCGAAAACCATGACGACTTGTTCTTGGATATAATTGTTAAAATCACTAGCGTTAACTAGATCCCCTGTTGTCCAAACTTTAAAACCTGCACCCATTTATTAAAACCTTTCTTTCTCTAACTATACGCGAAACGTGTACCTTCGCCAAGTTTAGCGGATCCTAAGATCCAAGCGGAAGATCCCGCAGGACTAAGAGTAGCAGACCATGACCAAGATTGCGACGATCCGTCCACTTGATGTCTTATGCTTTCTATTAATAATTCGTCTTCTAATGTTGTTCCGTCTGTGTTTTGGATCTTAACTTTAATTCTATCCCCAAATTCTCGACCTAAGACCTGTGTCCATAGTCCTGTATTATCCCTAGGATTGACAGTTAAATTATCTACCCTAACGATTGGAAGTGAAGTTTCAGCTATCTTCTGTTCTATAATTGACAAAACGTCGGCGTCTGTAGTGTTAATAGTTGACTTGACTGATCCTTTAGCTGTATATCGGGTTACACTATCTGCGTCTGATATATATTGTGTTGATCCGCCTTCTCTTGTCCACTCATAAACGTTTATTATTTCATTATCATCTAGACTTAATCCAACATCTGTAAAAGGTAGATCTGATCCAGTATTACTAAAGGTACCCTGTACGTTTATAGCTTTAGTATTACTTAATCGATAATTTCTATTTCTAAAAGTTGCTTTTCCGTCTGCACTTATAAAAAATTGCGCGTTTTCTGCTAATTCTATTTCTCTAATAGCTGAAAGAATATTATCTGTTAAATCTTGTTGTTGTACGTTAACTGTTCCTGTAAGTACGTCCCTTCTGTTACTTGGAAAGCCAATAGCATTTAATATCCTAGTTACACGATCTGAAGAAAGTTCTGTCAAATCTTCATATCCTAAACGTGTAGAACTTCCTAATTCACTAAATCCACCACGACCAAGACGCCAAGATCTGCTATCAAGTGTTCCTGACTGTAATACTTTAAATGCGTCTGTCGCATGAAATGTAACTATACTGTCTGATCCCTGCGCTGTAAAAACTACTGGAATAGTATCTAAAAAACCTTCAAATAAAACGTATGATGTAGCACTATAAGTAGCGCTGATCCTTATTCTTTTTAATGGTTGAATTTTTGTTCTGTTATTAGCTGTATCATAATAATACGTTGTCTGACTTGGATTAAATCTATTATCACTATTAGAAAGCATTATCTGTGCTGATCCTGCGCCAAATTGTCCTAACTCATTTACCCTACCCCTGTTGGTTGAAAATTGTCTTACATACTGGCTAACGTCAGTAAAAGTCTGCGTTTCGTCAAAAGGATCACTATCAAAACCGATTTCGACTGTTAAATCTACATTATCATCAAAAGCTACTGACATCAGCTAATACTTAATCCGCGCTTTTGTGCTTTTTCAATAACGCTCATAACTCTATTTTCTACTTCTTGTTCGGTAGATAATATGTCCCCTGTACTTAAATTAAAGTTATTTGTCTGATAAGTTATAGTTTTGAAAGCGTCTGATCCTGCGAATGATGATCCTGATCCTGTATCGCCAGTATTCATAACGGCACCTGTTGCGTCAAATTTAAGTCCCGTATCTGCTGTTATTTCGGGTGGTATTACTGGGGGTGTTGTACCACCGCCACCGCCACCGCCACCGTCGCCGATAGTTATTGGCTGATCGCCTAACGCTTTTATTTCTAAAAATTTATCTATAACACCCTGAAGACTTCCAGTAACATTATCAGCCATTAAAGCTACTAGCTCTTGGAATGTCCCTAAACCTTCTGCGTCTGCTAATGCTTTATCTAGTTCAGCTTTAGCGATCGCCATTTCTAATATTTCATCTGTTGATCCGTCTGTTGCTTTAGCTACTTCTTCTTGTTGTTTTCTGTATTCTTCTTGGGCTTGAATAACATTTTCCGTAGCTTTCTGAAGATCTTCTTGCGCTCTTAAAAGATCTTGTTCGGCTCTCTCTTCATCTCTTGTAGCGCTTTCACTTGCGATCCTAAGTTCTGTTAATGTTTTTTCTGCTAGTTGAAGTTCCAAATTCTGTAATTCGGATCTCTCTTCCATTTCTCGAAGTTTGTTAAGCTGTTCTTCTTGTCTTTTAATTGCAATAGTTTCTTCTAATGTGACTTGTTTACTTAATTCTTTTTGTCTAGCTAATTCCTGTTCTGCTAAATCAACTTTTTTTATAGCGTCTTCTTCGCTTATCTTTGTACTATTTAGATCTTCTAGCCTTTCACGTTCTTCCTGTTCTAGATCTATGATGTTTTGTTTTATATCTTCGATCTTTTGATAAGCATTGAAAACCTTATTAAGGGCGTCTATGCCTTTATCTTCTCTAAGTGCTATTAGTTCTTTTTCTTCATCTGATAATTCTTGTGTTACTTCTACTTGATCTTGTAAGGTATCTGTTAAGTTATAGCTTTCTATTTCGTATCTATGCGCGTTTCTAATTTGATCTCTTGTGATCCTATCTTGTTCTTCTTGTTCTTCTGCTGATTTCCGTACGCTATCTGCATACTCTTTGTACATATTTGCTAAATTCTGATTTTTTATTTTCTCTTGCGCTCTAGCAAGTGCGTCAGTTCCTATTTCTGCGTCTATAGAAGTACCTGTTAAAAAGTTTAACGCTTTAGTTATAAAGTTTATAGAGTGTGCGAATTCTTCACTATCAGGCACTCTTCCGATCATTATGTCTAAAAGCCCATTAGTTACATCGATCGCCTCTGATAATGCAGGTGTCAATTCTTCTACAATTATTAGCCCAAGTTCTGAAAACTTATCGCCAGTTAAAATTAATTGGCTTTTAAGACTGTCTAACTGATTTTCTGCTACGTCTTCTGTAGTCCCCCCGCTATCACGTAAAGCCTGTTCATATTCTCTGATCTTATCTGTTGATCCTGATAAGATTTTAACTGCGTCGGCTACACCACGATTAAGACCTAGTTGATCTAATGTACTTGCTTTAAGTTCATCGGACATAGGTTTAAGAACTCGATCTAATTCTTCAACAATGTCTGCAACGTTACGCATATTACCTTCGGCGTCAAACATTTCTAATCCGAGTTTTGCGAACTCTTCCCCGTTCTTTGCTGTTGCTCTTGGTATATCTCTTAATACTTGGTTGAGTTTCTCGCCACCTTCTGCACCTTTAACACCTGCGTCAGCGAATACAGCAAGAACAGCGACACCTTCTTCGATGTCTTTGTTAACAACTTTTAACGCGGATCCTGCTTTAGATGTTAAAGCCTCGGAAAACTGTTGAACGCTTGCGTTAGCTAATGTGTTCGCTTTGACAAGTACGTCGGTTACACGTGTTAAGTTTTCTAAGTTTTGTCCTGCGTCAGATACAGTTAATCCTAATGCGGATTGTGCGTCTGTAGCTAAGTCAGTAGCAGTCGCCATGTCGAACATACCTGCTT